ATAAGCGATTCTAGCCATTGGTTCGGTCTGCGTACCCCATTCCATTGCCGCATTGGTAAACGACTCTCCTGGCTCGTTTGTGAGCCTCTGGACTACCAATTCTGTGCGGTAATCTTCCCTAGTCGCAGCCTCGCCCGACTTTCCCTTTGCAAGCACATCCGCAATCCGACTAGCGGTAACTTTGCCTAGCCTAATTGCCAACCATTCTGGCGATCCCTGCTCAATCATATATCTGCCTGTTGCATAGAGATTACCTTTAATTGACTAGCCAATGTTGCTACTTCTGCTGCTGCTATTGCTGCCTCTACATAATCTTCTTTTAGCTGATGGTTATAAAAACTTTTAAGCGTTTTCATAGCATCTAAGTAAACTTCTGAATAATCTTGGTTCATTCTTTATCTTCCAATGATTCGTTAATTGGCTGGGTTATAAATGGTACATCAGACAGCTCATTCATTTCCCACTTTCTAGCAAACTCAGCAGACATAGCATCTATCGCAGCGTTCCAACCTAGCGCAAAATATTCCTGCGGATGGTATGGAATCTTCTCCAGGCTATTGAAAGCCTCTAGGCAATGTTTATTTATCATTTTTTCGTTTCCATTGGTAAACGGTAGCCTTTTCCACAACAGTCTCAATGTCCTCTACAGACTGGTTGCAGATCGCACGAAAGTCAGCCCACTTCTTTTTGTAGAACTCTTGCTCACTAGCTGGCACATAACCATGCAACTTTGCCCAGCGAATAGTAATGTCTGTTCCGGCCTTGGTATAAACATAATTATTTTGCATTGTTCTTTCCTTTGTATTTAGGTTGAGCCTGCCTAGCAAGACAGACGCCACATCTCCAACGATTAACAGTACCAGTTCTTACCAACTTAAAGCCATCACTCGGTCTTTCAACCTGACATGACGCACACCATTTTCTATCTGCCATTATTAGCATATTCTCCGTGATACATTTTTCTTGCTTCTTGTGCCGCATGGTCAGCAAGCTCTAAGCCATCATAAAAGCCAACCGTTTTAATCTTGTTATCAACGCTTATCTGTACGCACCATTTTTTCATGGAATTGCTCCAATGAACATTTTTAACACCAGATTTGTTGTTTGAATTAATAGTTTTGTTGTGTTGGTTTTGGCCGTTAGTTACCTCTCTTAAATTTTCAATTTTGTTGTTTGCCGGATTTCCGTCTATATGGTCAATAAATGTAGGCATATATCCGTAATGGATTAAAAAAATTAACCTATGGTTATAGTAAATTTTGTTGTTAATGTGACTTCTTAAATATCCGTCAGCGTGTTTACAGGCGCTAATCTTGCCGTTACTTTTTCTGTATAGCTGGCCATCTTTGTAATCAAACAAAGATTTCACATGATCTTGAGTTAGTGTAGAATTTTGCGTAGCCATCGTTGTATCCTCGTGCAATGGTGGTTAGAAGTGCCTAGTCAGTTGGTAGCTGCTAGGCATTTCGTTATTTTACCTCATCCCAACCAGTTTTCATATATCCGTATTCAGAAGAATCACAAACCGCCCTAAGATCGTTGCAAATATCACAGCGATCCACCCATATACGATATTCATGGTCTTTCGGCCTATGAACCCCCCATTTAGTGCCACATTCTGAACATACATTATCCGGCTGCTGATTCGCTAGTTTCATTGAATTTAGCCTTCATTTCGTTGTAAGCAGCTTGGATTGGGTCAATCATGTGTTTATGGTTTGCGTATTGCTTATATAATGTAGCGAAGGCAGTCCGCAACTTGGCAGGGCTATCGCTTGCCTTAATTTTGGCAATACACTCTCCCAGCGTTTCTTCTGGCTTTAGCGGCTCAGACGAATCCAGCGCATCGTGTTCTACAATCTCCATTGCCGTAACCCATAAATACCTACGCTGATAGGTTTCTACCGCACCGATGTTTTGAACTTCATGGCAGCCCTTCAAGGCCGCAGATCCCATTGGGCTAGTGATAACGATATTGCTGTTATCTTCCGTATCTACAATGGTTAGGCTGGCTATCTCTGTGCCGTAGGAAACAATGCCGCAGAGCCCTAGGTCAGAGAAGATAGACTGTACGGTAGGCAGGAAATCACCTAGCTCAAAGTAACGATACTCAGCAAACTTGTTATGGCCCGACTTAGTAAGCTCTGTGTTTTGCAGCTTAATTCGTGCCTGGTTTAGTTTAATAAATACTGACATGGTTTTCCCCTTCACTTGGTTAAAAAATATTCTGCATGACTTTCTTGGTACTCAAAGGACAGGTAGTATAACTTCCTGCCTAACTTCTCCCACTCTTTCTTTTCAATGCAATCACGCAAGAAAGCCTGTAGGTCGCCATTGTCGCAGCTCTGTTGCAGAGCCTCGCCCCACTTAAATAAATCGGATGGGTCGTACTCAGGATCGTTCTTAACGGCATCGTAGACACGCTCTTGCAGATCCAAGCTGTAATCGTCATCTGCTGGCTCGTAGTAGTTGTCGTTGTTATAGGTCATAGCGCACCTACACGGAAACCATAAACTACGGCTACAAAGAATACGATAACTGCCCCAAAAATACCGCCTAAAATAATATCTTTCATTATTTGTACCCCTGTGCTTTTTTGATTGCAGCTTCGGAAGGCGATTTTTTTACTGTGGCTTTAATTTCCATGCCTGTGGCGTGTGGAAGCACACTTTCAATCATATTAAATGCTCTACGCTGGTCAATTTCAAAACCATCCGCTACCCAGTTTTCTGTTACTTCAAACTCTACTACCCATTTAAATCTTTTCATTTGTTTACTCCTTCACGAGTGGTTAATCTGTACTGCATGAATCCATACTAATCTACAAATGTAGAGATTTGCAAAGTATTTTTTGTAGGGACAAACCCTAGTGTTGCTTTTACGCACTATGTCGCATTTTTGTATGGGTGTAGAATAAAACTCTACATAGGAGAAACCATGACCGCATTTGAAAAACTAATGGCTGAATTTGGCTCAATCAAAAATCTATGCCAAATCTTAGGGGTAAAGTATGTAACGGCCTATGCTTGGAAGATGCGTAACGGCATACCGGCTAAATGGCATCAAAAAATCGTGGAAGCCTCAGAAGGCCGCATAACCGAGCAAGACCTTGGCTAATAGCCAAAACAGCCGTACGGTGGCTTTGCTTGAGTCTATGGGGTATAAATGCGACATCGTAGAGTCTTACAACGCCTTCACCAGGCGCAAGAAAGACCTATTTCATATATTTGATATATTAGCGGTTGGAAATGGAGAAACGGTAGGCGTACAGATCACCAGCAAATCCAATATAAGCAGTAGGGTTAAAAAGATTAGCGAGTCTGAATACCTACCGGAACTCATACGCAGCAAGTGGCGCATCCTTATTTTGGGCTGGTACAAACAACCAAACGGAAGATGGGCTTGCAAAGAAGTGGAGTTGTAAGGTATAGTTCTAACTCCTATGTTGGAGGCTCTAACGACATACCAGCGACATAGGGGTTACAGCGCTACTGGGGGTAAAGGATGAAACAGCGCAAATATAGGTGGCGAAGCTAGTGCCTATTCCTTGTAAGACTGGCGGGTTCTGTGGCTCCAGTAAGCAGATGAAGGCGAACCTAGGTAGGCTAGGTTCGTTCACCAGAAAGCAGTATGTATCTTATATAAGACTTTAATACTGTTTTTGTATCTAATGAGATACATAATTAGACGATGCAATTTTCCTTGTTAAACGGCATTTTTAACAACATCATGTCAAAAACGCTGTAATACGCAGGTTTGTTGACCGTCTTGCCTTTATTTACTATTTCGTTGACAAATAAAGCCAATTTTTGCAGCTATTTGCTATTTTATTGACAAATAATGCGATCGCATTACCTTTTCTTACAAAATACCCCGTTCGGTAACTTTTGTGTAATTTACGCTACTTTTTCTGACAAATAGCCCGATCAGGAAACTTTTTTACTTTGTTTTTGCTAGGTAATTTACTTTGCTAATGTCTTATGTTTGTATGGTTTTTTATTTATAATTCATGCACTTACAGCACTATTTTAAATAGGTCGTGTCCGATATTTGTATATTTTTTTTAGAACTAAATTTGTAAAAGTGAGATAAAGCCTGGTATGCGAAGCCGAAACGATGTGATTAATCGAATTGCTCTATCTCAAAAAAAAAGGTATAACTTACATTGCAATTTTGCGTATTAAACAACTCTTTAATTGTGTATACATTGTCTATACATATTGTCGGAATATGTATAAAAAACACGACTTTTTGTACACATCAAAAAACACTTGCGCCAATGTAGAATTGTAGATTAGTATGTAGTTTATGAAACTTATACGAAAATCTATTACTGGTATGTGCGCTGATGCTACAGCGTGTTTTCCAACCTGGCAGATCAAACGACTAAAGAAAAATTGGCTCGTTGATCGGGTATTAATGCGTGGCGTTACTAATGAGGGCGAGATAGTTGTTACCCCAGTAGCTATTGCCACAGACCATAAACGCAAACAATACATGATGGATGGCATTACTGGAACTCTTTACCGAGAGGATGGGTCATGCCTTACTTCTGATCATCTTAGGCTTTTAGAAGTGCGGCACGAAGATGGATTAGAAAAAGTAATCTTGGCAACTAAAAACACTAAAGCTATGGGAGGTGCGTAATGCCAACTGAGTTTATTCCGTTTGCTGGAGAAGTAGAGATCGGCAAGACGGCTATGGAACTAGCAGACGAGCTAGAAAGCGCATTGCAGTTTAGCAACGCTATCTACGCTTTAGTAGAGGCCGCAGAGATGTTGAGAGCGCAAGAGCTAAAGATTCGTGAGATGCAGATGCGGATTGATAGCCTTACTGTGTACACAAACTACGGAGAGCACTAATGAACGCAAATGAACTAGCTGATGAATTAGACACAACAGGAAGATTACATAATTGGGCTAAAAAAGCACAGGCTATGCTACGCCAGCAACAAGCTGAAATTGAGGCGTTGAAAACTAAGTTAAGTTTATGGGAACAAATTGGCAGGCAGATTGCAAATAACTATAACCAAGGGACAAGCTAATGAACAATGAACCAGTAGCGTGGATGGTTAAGACATTGGATGGAAAAAATCTAATGCTTTACGGGGAGGAGCAGCCACCTAAGTTTACAGGCGAGGTTCAATATATTCCATTATATGAACACTCAGAAAAAACACTAACGGATGCTGAATTTGACAAAATATTTGCTGATGGTAAACGGCTTGGTGTGCTTGAAACTGAGGATAAATTTCGTAAAGCAAAGACCCTGACCAAGGAAGAAATACTCTGTCTTTGGGATTGGTGGAGCGGCGAAATCTTGGCTACCGACATATTGGATTTTGCAGATACCTACAAGCGGGTTTTGCTTGGGGAAGAAGGTCTGCTTGAATGGCATCAGGAATACGTTAAGAGGATGAATAATGAAACCACATAAACACGCAGAACTAATCAAAGCATGGGCGGATGGTGCTGATATTCAAATTCAGCTTCTTGTTGGCAATGAATTAAAACCTGAATGGCATGACGATTATGACCCTAGATGGGCTGATAACAGAAAATACCGCATTAAACCTGAAACAAAGCCTGACATTGTGAAGTCTTTTATTTTGGAATCAAACCCAATACTAGGTCTTAGATTAAATGAAATTAGCGGGTTTAAGATGCAACCACACGAAGATTGGATTCGGATAGTGTTTGATGGCGAAACAGCAAAAATGAAATCGGTGGAGATATTGAAATGAACGCATACGACAGCATACTTAAATTTGGAAAAGCTCAATTAAATACTAATCAAAACGGTGAGGAAATGATTTGCTTTTATCCTAATCTCTTGAAGAAAGGTATTGAATACACCCAATTTCACACCCATTTACACCCAGCAAAGACACTAACAGATGTTGAGATAGTAAAGATATTCCAAACAACAGGATTTTGGCAGTACAGCGATTTAGTAGATGAAACAGATGCTATTGAATTTGCTAGAGCAATACTAAGAAAGGCACAAGAGAAATGAAAGATGCTTGCGGTATAGAAGAAGTAATCCTTCAAGAAAACGGAATTATTCGCAATGAAGATGGAATGATTATTGGCAGACTTGTACAAGATATAAATGCGTTTGCTGAAAAACATTACCAGCGTGGTTATGAAGATGGTTTAAGAAAGGCACAAGAGAAATGAACAGCCAACAATTACAAACAGCGATTGATAAAACAGTGGCAAACATTAGCCCCGCTACCAAAAGCTACAACACAGACCTGTACAACATTAGTTTAAAACACGCACAAAAACTTATGGATATTCAAGTTGCGAGAGCTAGTCTTTTATTAGAAAGAAAGGCACAGGAGAAATGAAACTGCGATTAACCCATTTAGAGCAACTTAAAATGTATATTGATTATTATTCTGATAGTGGTTTTTATTACGGGAATAAAGAGCAGTTTAAAAAACGACACAACGAACTTTTGGAATGGGTGCAAGATTTACAAGATAAATTGCTTGATGGAGAGGCACAAGAGAAATGAAAACCCTAAAGTGGTCTGGCACTCTACTTTGTTTGTTTGGTATATTGCTAACCGCACTTAACATTTACCCAGCAAACATCCTAATAGGTTTTATAGGATCAACATTTTGGGCTATTGCTGGATACGCTCAAGACGATATGGCCTTGTTTACTGTAGAGATCGTAGCAGTTGCTTTTTACTTTGCAGGCATTGTATTATTTATAACTGGTGAACTTACTAAGTGGGGACTTATATGAGTTTTGATGAGTTGTGGGGTATGTATCCTAGAAAGGTAGCAAAGAGAGTGGCGCAAAAGAGTTTTGAGCGCCTTACAAGAGCAGAGCAGGCATTGGCAGTAGCCGTTATGCCTAACCATATTACTTACTGGAAAACGCAAGATACGCAACTTGCGTACATACCGCATTTAGCTACATGGCTGAATCAGTATAGGTTTGAGGATGAGATTGTCATTGAGCCGCCAAAAGTAAACAAGCGCCCAGAGCTACCTTGGTACAGTTCGGAAGAATTGACAATAAAAAAAGCACAAGAAATAGGAGTGCAAGCGTATGCCGGAGAAGGCTGGCAGCAATGGAGAGCTAGGATCAGCAACAAAATTAAACAGCTAGAGGAGCAGGCGTGAGAGTTTTAGTTGCTTGCGAATTTAGCGGTACTGTTCGTGATGCCTTCATCGGGGGGGGGCATGAGGCCATGAGCTGCGATTTAGAGCCTACCGAAGTCCCTGGGCCGCATTATCAAGGTGATGTAATGGATATTATTGATGATGGCTGGGATTTGATGATTGCTCATCCTCCATGTACGCATTTAGCGGTAAGCGGGGCTAGGCACTTTGCTAAAAAGCAAGCAGACGGAAGGCAGCAACAAGGGATAGATTTTTTTATAGCATTAGCAAACTGCAAAATTCCAAAATACGCCATAGAAAACCCAATAGGAATTATGAGCAGTAAGTGGAGAAAGCCCGATCAAATTATTAACCCTTGGGAGTACGGCCACAGCGTGACAAAAGCTACTTGCTTATGGACAAAAGGATTACAATTATTAAAGCCTACAAATATTGTAGATAAAGGCACAATATGGGTTGCTAAAAGCGGCAAACGAATGAGCCAATGGTATTACGACAGTTCATGCTTAAAACCAAAAGAGCGTGAAAAAATGAGAAACAAAACATTTCAAGGTATAGCAGATGCAATGGCAGACCAATGGGGTAACTTATAGCGAGGAATGGCGTAACGAATGTGAAGCCAAAGACTTACTATCTTGGCCTTTAGCAAAAAGACGGAAACAACTAGCCTTAATATTAGAGAAGCGTGGTGAGGCTGGGTACTACAAACTAACAGAGGAAATGACACGGCAATGGACACTAGCCCGAACAAAGCAGTCGAGTTCATCATTAAGCAATCAGGAGTCTTTGCCGAGGCAAAAGCAAATAGAACTTATATAGAGAACTATCTGCGATCTGCTAAAAGTAAGCTAATGTTGGAATCCAGCGCCTCTAGCATTGCCGCTAAAGAGATGGAAGCCTACGCCACAGACGATTACATTGCTTTACTTAAAGGGCTTAAAGAAGCCGTAGAGATAGAGGAAAAGCTAAAGTGGCAACTTATAGCGGCACAGGCTCGAATTGAGATATGGCGCAGTCAAGAAGCAACCAATCGTACTATTGATAGGGCTACACAATGAGCGATCTACCATTCTACATTGGGCTGGCTATGTTTATTGCGCTAGGTATATCAATTTGGGTTACATTTAGGTAATGGCTACTAAAAATGAAAAGATCGCACTTAGCAAGATTGCCAGACTCGGATGTATTCTCTGTTCCGAAGTCCTTGGGATTGAAGGCTCTGAGGCAGAACTCCATCATGTGCGCCGTTACGGAGCTAAACGGTCTACATCCCCTGTCTTGCCGTTATGCCCAAGCCACCATAGGGGAAACGATGGTGTTCACGGACTGGGTGCAAAAGGTTTTGAAGCTAAATGGGGCATTACCTTCACGGAACTGTTGGAGTCGGTCAGCAAAAAACTGGGAGAGTCGGCTTAAAGTTCCAAGGGATCAAGACCGAGTTCTGTAGCTACAAGTTTGCAGCGATCCCTAAATGCTTTTCCATGATGCAGCCACTTATCGCCTTTTTGCCGGTAAAAGCTCATGTGAATCATCTCATGGCATAGCGTAGTAATTACGGTGTAGTAATGACCGCACCTGGCAGATGACACAGTAACCGTATGCTCAAACTCCTCGCCTGTATCGTACAGGTAAGTCCCCATAAGCTCTGGATCATCTGTAACTACAAAATCAACCTCCTCTGGTAACGGCATTTTCCAACGGCTGTACGGATAGCAACACGCTAAAGAAGCGTATAGATTGCTAAGTACGGCTGGAGTAAGTTTCATGCCATCATGCGCTAGACTTTGTGCAAAGCGCCACGAAAATCTACTAAATCCTCGCCAGCAACTCGCACGATCTCAGGCTGCAATAATCTTTTTTTATCAAAACTTAGCATTACAAAACCCTGTCCCCAATCTTTAGGAGTATCTTCTGTGTATGCAAACTGCTGTGAGTGCGGATCAGCTAATGTGCCAGTCTGAACGCCCCAACGAGTTCCGTTGTAGTCTGCTACTGGGATTGCTGATAGCACATGGGTATGGCCTGTAATCATATTAACGCCTGAGTTCATGGCATTGTTCCTGCCGCCAGTCCATCCGCCCTTCCAGCGATGCTTAATACAGGTATCTTCATTGATCCAAAAAGACCAACATGGTTGCCACGCTGGGAAATACTCTTTTAGCGTAGTCCCTCGCACACCTTCAAACGCAGGCAAGTTAGCGACTATTGACATTTCCAAACGCTGATCGTGATTGCCTAAAGGCCAAAACATCTTAGCCCCTTTTGATACTTTTTCAATCTGCCCTAGAAAATGTTGGCAAGCCTCTAGCTCCTCTTTAACCGTAGGCAGCTTAGACCAATCTGCTCTAGGAAAGCGGCTGATATTAGCGCCATCTAGTGCATCACCGTTACAGACAATAGCTGTAGGTTTATATTCCTTAATCATTTCAATCAAAGATTTAAATGCGGTAGTGGTTTCGTCAGGCCAAAAGTGAGCATCGCTAAATACAATGACTCTGCCTTTTTCTATGTCCATGCCCCTGCGAGTATGTCCAGGAGTTTGATCTACCTTCTTAAAGTAAGCTGGATTATCACTAGCAAAAGTATCAAGAATTATTCCGTATTTGTTTTCTAATGTACGCCTACGAGCCATTACATTGCGAATTGAAATATTGTGTTTCTTGCCAAATTTGGTAGGGCTACCAATCGTTTTCCAAGAAGCAATCCACTCATCATCTGTTAGGTGATAGCCAGCCATATATGCCTTTGCTTTAAGATATTGAATATAATACAATAAATCTAGTTGTATAATATTCTACATTTAGGAAATTTACTAGAGCTAATGGAACAACGACTTCAAAACTGGGCATGGTATGTATCTTATGGGGTAATCGGCCCACAAGTAGAAACAACCTGTCGTTCGTTTGAAAAGAATTACATTCCTGAGCTTGGTAATCTTTATGCAGAAGCAGAGCCGCATTACGAGCCTGACCATGTAGACGGAGATTTAATCGAGCAAGCCATTAAGGGTTTACCACTAAATCTGCGGCAAGCGCTTAAACTAAGATATGTAAGCCATCCTTATGCATCAATTAACCAATTGGCTCATGCTGCAAGAACGACAATACATCGTCTAGAACAAGATTTAGAAAATGCAAAAAAACGACTCCAGCACGAGCTGGATAAAAAAGCCAGGTCAAATCACTATACGAACCTGCTCAAGGTGCAAGATAAGCAAATCGACTGAAAATGGAATGATGGAGATATATGGCAATGGGATATACCAACGATTCGTCTGCCAAGCCTGCCATAGTAATAGCAACAAAGACGGCTAAATGCCTTCCTGTGCTGTTTGCATCCATTGACCAGTATGTCCCACTAGATGTAACGGTTATCATCTCTGGGAGCGATTTAGAGCTGCCTAGACACCAAACAATTAACCTGCCTAATAATGGCACAAATTATGGGGACTCATACAATGATGCGGTGCAATATGCGTTTGATATGTTTCCTGAGATTATTGTTGCCAATGATGACATAGTATTAACCCCTAGTAGCTACTCTAAACTGATGGAAGATGTGGTGTTGTTAAAAAACAACAAACTAGGCTGGGTATGCAGCAGATCAGATTATGTCCGTAGCTTACAAAACATTAGAGTAGGGTCAGATCGTACTGGGGTGCGTTTTGCAGAAGAAGACACCATTGTTAAATGCGATGTACTTTCCCCTCTTTTTGGTTGGGTAAACCGAGAAGCATGGATAAATTACAAGCCAATCAACTGGTACTCAGACGACATTCAATGTCTAGAGATGAGGGCAAATGGATTTGTAAACTATATCAGCCGTTCATATGTTCACCATGTAGGCAGCCAGACTATTGGTATGGATAATCAAAAGAATGACCTAGAGGCACAGGCATGGATTAGAGTGCATATGCCAGAGCTATACGAGATATGGTTTAAATAATTTCCTTGACAATCAAAAATAGGGTAAAATTGTGCTAGGAAACCTTTGCCCAAAATTTCGTGAGATGCTATGAAGCCAGAAAAAACTACCATTATGATCGGTCTGCTGGGTGATAAGCCCAAAATGGGCAAAAAAGAAGAAGGCGGCCTATTGGCTGAGGACAAAAGCTCCTGCCCATTATCTACAATGGATGCCGACATCAACAAAGGCAATATGAAAAAGGCTGTTTTGACGGCTGATTATGGGTCTAAGAAAGATGGCGAAGGAAAATGTAAGGCTTGTGAGTACTTTAATACTGATATGGCTGATTGTGGCGTACCTAAAGGTAAAGGTCATTGCGACATCTTTGACTTTGTATGTGATGCACAAAACGGTTGCATGGCATGGGAAGCTATGGGCGAAGATGAGATGGAAATGGAAGATGAGGAGTACGAAGATTGAAACCAGGACTATACGCAAATATTCACGCTAAACGCAAGCGCATCGCCGAAGGATCAGGCGAAAAGATGAACAAGGTTGGTAGCAAGGCAGCCCCATCAGCCAAAGACTTCAAAGCCGCAGCCAAGACAGCCAAACCAATGAAAGCCAAAAAATGAAGATGACCGCTAAACAAAAGAAGATCGGCAAAGTAATGGGCGAGTACAAAGAAGGCACATTGCATAGCGGTAAGGGCGGCAAAGTAGTAAAGAATCCTAAGCAGGCTATCGCCATTGCTATTAGCGAAGCCGCTAAGTCTGCACGATACAAAAAATGAAAGTAAGGGAAGCTGCTGGAATATTGGAGCGTATGGGTGTATCGGGCTTCAATCAACCAAAACGCACTCCTAACCATCCAACCAAAAGCCATGTAGTAGTCGCTAAAGAAGGCGATAAAGTAAAAACGATTCGATTTGGTCAGCAGGGTGTGAGCGGTAGCCCAGCCAAAGAAGGCGAATCAGAAGCAAATAAAGCCCGTAGAAAGTCGTTTAAAGCTCGTCACGCTAAGAACATAGCGAAGGGCAAGATGTCTGCGGCCTTTTGGGCCAACCGTGAAAAATGGTGAGTAGTTGCGCTACACATACGGCACAGAAAACTTAATTATTCGTAGCTGGGGAGAAGGAGCTAAGGTACATATTGGCTCATTCTGTAGTATTGCCGATAATGTGCAACTGTTTCTAGGTGGAAACCACAGAACGGATTGGGCTACAACATACCCATTTGGGCATATTTACCAAGATGTATTTAAGTGGCATGGCGAAGGCCATCCAGCCACTAAAGGTGATATAACCATCGGAAACGATGTATGGCTTGGATCAAGCTGTACGATCATGTCAGGTGTCACCATAGGAGATAGCGCAGTAGTAAGCGCTAATTCTACGGTGGTGAAGGATGTTCCGGCTTACGCAATAGTAGGTGGCAACCCTGCAAAAGTATTGAAGTACCGTTTTACAGAGAAACAAATAGAAGATCTAATGGTAAACCCTTGGTGGGAGAAATCAGACCAAGAGATCCAAGAGCTAATCCCTTTACTTTGTAGCTCAAATATAGATGACCTCATTGCCAAACTGTCTGAATCTCGGTAGCGGAAAAGACTTTATGGATGGCTGCATAAACGCAGACATTCAGGAAAGTAAGAGGCCAGACTGGGTGCTGGACATTACCAATGTACCCTGGGGAGAAACAATCTCTACTCGGTTCGGTAATGTAGAAGTAAAGAAGGGTATGTTTGACAAGATCATTGCAAACGATGTGCTAGAGCATATACCTAATCTTGTGGCGGCTATGACCAATTGCAAGGACTTGTTGTCAGAAAATGGCGAGTTTCATATTCATGTGCCGTATGACCTAAGTCTTGGCGCATGGCAAGATCCTACTCATGTCAGAGCCTTTAACGAGAATAGCTGGCTGTACTACACAGACTGGCATTGGTACTTAGGCTGGACAGACAGGTTTTACATGAAAGAACTATCACTAGAGAAAAGCCCACTTGCAGATGAGATGGGCATAAGTGAACAGATGTTAACTATTTTGCCTAGAATGATAGACGGCATGAAAGTAGTTCTTACTAAGAAACTGTTGTAGAATAGCAACATCATTAACCATCAACCCACAGGGAATGGCATGGAAAACGCTTTAGAAAACAACAAAGTAGAAATTGAAACAAATAAGCCTGGCGCTCCTAAAGGGAACACCAACGCTAAAAAGAATAAATTGTTCTATGACAGGATACAAAAGCATCTTGTTCAGAATCCTCAAAAGCTAGAAAAGATCGTAACAACGCTATGCCAAGCCGCAGAGGATGGTGAGCCTTGGGCTGTTAAAGAGATCATGGACAGAGTAGACGGTAAGTCTGTGCAGGCTACAGAGATTAGCGGCGTAGATGGCGAGGCTATCGAACTAAAGCAGATTGAGTTCATTATCAAGCGCCCAGAGTGATCGAAGCAGAAGAAAAACTAAGTTTAGAGATACCAGAGAAGCTAGAGTGCTTACTGGAAAACCATCGTTTTAAAGTTGTTTACGGTGGGCGAGGATCATCTAAGTCTTGGACGGTAGCTAGAGTATTGCTGGCTATAGGCCGTAGAAAGAAGATTAGGGTCTTATGCGCTCGTGAGTTTCAGAACTCTATTAGCGACTCGGTACACGCTCTGCTTGCAGATCAGATCAAGTCGCTAGGCTTGGATGACTTCTACACAGTACAGAATACAAGCATCTTTGGTAAGAATGGCACAGAGTTTCTGTTTGCAGGCTTAAAGCACAACATTACCAAGATTAAGTCGTTTGAAGGTGTAGACATCTGCTGGGTGGAGGAAGCACAAACTACCAGTAAGTCTAGCTGGGATACGCTGATACCTACGATTCGTAAGGAAGGTTCAGAGATATGGATTACCTTCAACCCTGAATTAGATACAGACGAAACCTATAAGCGGTTTGTGGTTATGCCTCCTAAGTCAGCAAAGGTAGCAAAGGTAAATTGGTCAGACAATCCTTGGTTTCCTAAAGTCCTCCGAGATGAGATGGAGGACTTGAAAGAACGAGATTTAGACGCATATCTGAATGTATGGGAAGGCAACACTAGACAGGTGCTAGATGGTGCTGTGTACGCTAATGAGCTACGCAAAGCGTTAGAGGAAGATCGGATCAGAGATATACAGGTTGATAAGTCTATCCCTGTATCTACATTCTGGGACTTAGGCTGGGCAGACAATACAAGCATTTGGTTCGTACAGACTGTGCCTGGCGGTGAGGTACGAGTTATTGACTTCTATCAAGACAATCAGAAAACCATCGATCATTATGTAAATATCCTTCAAAACAAGGGATATACATATAGGGATCATTGGCTGCCGCATGACGCAGAACATAAGAATATGACTGGTCGCAGCACAAAAGAGATTATCGAGAACATGGGACTGCCGGTACGGATTACCCCTAAACTGTCTATATCAGACGGCATAAACGCAGCTAGAATGTTGATGAATCGTTGTTACTTTGATACCAACCGTTGCGCTGAGGGATTACAGGCTTTACGGCACTACCGATATGCAGTAGACCCTGATACAAAGATGTTTAGTGATAAACCATTACATGACCAACATTCTCACGCAGCAGACGCATGGAGATATGTAGCTGTAGGACTAGATGAGAAGCCCGATATGTGGGATAAGCCATTAAAGATTAACGCAAAGTGGATAGTTTAAATATGGATGACAACAAGCTAAAAGGTATTCTAGAGGCAGAGATTGATAACTCAATCGGCTTTGTGGATACCGAAACAACCGAGGCTCGTAGAAAGGCATTGACATACTACAACCGTGAGCCATACGGCAACGAAGCAGAAGGCCGTTCATCCATTGTTACTGGCGAAGTCGCTGAGGTAGTGGATGGTGCGTTACCGCAATTACTGCGTATATTTACCCAGTCAGACGAGTTATGCCGCTTTGAGCCTAAAGGCCCAGGCGATGAGGAAGGCGCTAAACAAGCTACGGAATACTGCAACCTAGTCTTTTTCCAAGACAATGATGGCGTAATCCTGATGCACAACTGGTTTAAAGATGCTCTGTTGCAAAAAAATGGAATCGTCAAATATTGGTGGGAAGATAGCGCTGATCCTACAAAAGAAAAATACAAAGACCTGTCGGCAGAGGAAGTGCAACTGTTGTTTTCTGACAACACAATGGAGTTAGTCAGCCAAGACATGAAGGAAGTATCGCCAGAAACACTAGACCCTATGACTGGTATGCTGATTCCTGCGACATTCTCTTACGATGTAGTGGTAATGAAAAAGAAAGAGTCTGGTCGGGTAAAGATTTCCAATGTGCCGCCAGAGGAATTTTTGATCTCTAAGCGGGACAAGAACATTAAAGATGCTCGATTTGTGGCTCACCGCCTCAATATGACTCGTTCAGACCTGATTGCTGCTGGCTATCCTAAAGATGTGGTAGATGAGTTGCCTGCGTACTCAGACCTGACCTACACGCCTGAGCGCATTGCTCGATATGAGCGTGGTGAAATGCCTGACGAAACTCAGTCATTAGACTTCTATATGCAGGACATTGAGGTATTCGAGTGCTATATCCGCACCGATTACGATGAAGATGGTATTGCTGAATTGCGTAAAGTAACCTACGCTGGCTCAGAGATTCTAGATAACGAGGAAGTGGATCATATTCCTTTTGCTAGTGTTTGCCCTATTCCTATGCCACATAAGTTCTTTGGGCAGAGTTTGGCTGACCGTAGCATGGACATTCAGTTGATTAAATCTACGATTACTCGTCAGATTTTGGACAATATGTACCTGACCAATATGCCTCGTATGACGGCTATTGATGGCCAAGTCAACATGGATGACCTTTTAACCGTTGCTCCTAATGGGGTAGTGCGCATGAAATCGCAGGGCGCAGTACAGGCCTTGACCGTACCAGCAACCGCAGCACAGTCCTTCCCAATGCTAGAGTATTTAGACTCAGTAATGCAGAAGCGGTCAGGCGTTGCGCAAGCTGGTCAAATATTAGATCCAAGCATTTTGCAGAACACAACCGCTACGGCTATTGCAGCAATGCAACAGACTGGTGCAGGTCGGATTGAGATGATTGCTCGTATCTTTGCTGATACTGGTGTTAAGGACTTGTTTACAGGCATTTTCCACCTGCTTTGCAAATATCAAGATAAAGAGCGTGTCATTCGTTTGCGTGGTAAATACATCTCTATTGACCCTAGAGAGTGGGCTAATAACTACGATATGACGGTCAATGTTGGTTTAGGAACCGGCAACAAAGATCAACAGATGGCGATGGCAGCTATGGTATTGCAGAAGCAAGAGCAGATTTTGCAGACGCAAGGCCCAGCCAACCCATTGGTATCTGTAGCTCAGTATCGGGAAACGCTAGGCCGCTTTATTGAGGCAGCAGGGTTTAACGACTCTACCGAGTTCTTTAAAGAGATTACCCCTGAGATGGATCAGATGTTGTCTAATCCCCCTCCACAACAGCCACAGCAAGACCCAGCTACGATGGTCTATATGCAGCAGGTTCAGGCTCAGATTGCTGGCGATCAAGCCAAGATCCAAGCCAAGATCGAAGCAGACCAAGTTAAGGCTCAAGCAGACATTCAATTGGCTAGAGAAAAAGCCATTGCGGAGATTCAGCTAGAGCGTGAAAAGGCTGCTGCACAGTTAGATTTACAGGCTGCAAAGTTTCAAGCAGAAACACAGCTAAAGACGGCTGAGATGGTAGCCAAAGGAATGCAATGAACAAAGCAGAACGAGCCAATAATTATTTGATGGATGAGTTCTTTATGGAGTTAGTAGAAGCTCAGAAGGACTTGTACAAGTCTTACATATTTGGATCAGCAGACCACGATGTAGAAGGCAGAGAACGAGCCTTAGTGAAGCTGAGAGCAATAGAGGAATTTGAAGCATCTTTACAATCACTCGTGCAGCAAAGCGAAATTGATAAGAAGCGATTTAAAGTTTTTTAACTACCTAAAAGGTAAACAACATGAGCGACAACACCAACCCATCAGGGAGTGTAGATACATCTGTAAGCGGTGCGGCTAACGCATTTATGTCTATTCTTGAACCACGAAACGAGGAAGCGCAAGCTGACCCAGAAGTTCGTGCAGAGTCTGAATCTGAGGAGTATGCGGAGGAAGGCGAGTTCGAGCAATCGGATTTAAGTGCGGAAGAAACTGAGTCTTATGAGGAAGAAGTAGAGGAGCCTCCAAAATACCGAGTGAAAGCTAACGGTGAAGAATTAGAGGTAAGCCTTGATGAACTTTTGAACGGATACAGTCGAACTGCCGATTATCAGAAAAAGACTCAATCTTTAGCGGAACAGCGCAAGGCCATAGAGGCAGAGCGCAGTAAGATTGAGGAAACAGCCAAGGTGCGTGATACCTATGCACAACGACTCCAAGTTATTGAGCAATTGCTTGAACAGCAAAAGGGAACTGAGAACTTAGCGGAACTCAGAGAAAATGACCCTATTGCGTATGCACTAGCCATAGCAGATCGTAGTGAGAAGGAAAAGCAACTTAGCGCTATCCAAGCTGAACGCCAGCGAGTACAGCAAGAACAAGCCCAACAACAGGCCCAAGTATTGCAATCGCATATTCAGCAAGAGCAACAAAAGCTAGTTGAGATGATTCCTGAGTTTAAGGATGATGCTAAAGCCGAGGTAATCCGTAGGGATATTCGGTCTTATGCTAAGTCTATTGGATTTACGGATCAAGAACTAAGCCAAGTTTACGATAGCCGTGCTGTGTCAGCGCTCTATAAGTCGATGATGTATGACAAGCTAGTGGCTGGGAAGCCAGGCGCACATAAGAAAGTGCAGTCAGCACCAAAGACATTGAAGCCAGGAACATCTAACCCTAAGAGTTCCGAGCAGGAAGCAAAAAAGAAAGACTTTGAGCGTCTACGCCAATCCGGCAATAAAAAAGACGCTGCAAGGTTATTTGAACGATTTTTATAATTTAAAGGAATTAAATCATGGCTATTTATAATCGCTACGAGGCCATTGGCGCTCGTGAAGATCTCTCCGATGTTATTTATAACATTTCCCCAACCGACACCCCAATCATGTCATCGATTGGCAAGACCAAAGCTACTGGTGTTTACCATGAGTGGCAGACTGACAGCCTCGCAGCATCTACTACTGCCAACGCATTGGTAGAAGGTGCAGACGCTGCTGCTGCTGACCTTAGCCCAACAACCCGTATTGGTAACTACACACAAATCGTGGGTAAAACCATTCAGGTTTCGGGTACTTTGGAAGCTGTTGACAAGGCTGGCCGTAAGTCTGAGAAGGCTTATCAGTTGGCTAAGGCATCTGCTGAAATCAAGCGTGATATTGAAACCATCATCACCGCTAACCAAGGTCAAGCAGTTGGTACAAGCAACTCAACAGCCCGTAAGATGGGTTCACTCCTGTCGTACATCAAGACCAACACCAGCAAGAACGGTACATCCGTAACTGGCGTTGATCCTACGACAATCGGTGTTTCAACCCGTACTGACGGCTCGACCCGTACATTTACAGAAACCATCCTCAAGGATGTTATCTCTAAAGTGTTCGTTTCTGGCGGCACACCATCAGCTCTGTTTGTTAGCCCAGCTCTCAAGCAAGTTGTTTCAGGCTTTACTGGTTTGGCAGCACAGCGTTATCAAGTGCCTACAAGCGGTCAAGCAACCATCCTAGCTGGCGCTGACTTGTATCAGTCCGACTTTGGTGTATTGCAGATCGTTCCTAACCGTTTCATGCGTACCCGTGATGCTCTCGTTCTCGATCCTGAGTACGCAGCATTGGCTTACCTGCGCCCATTCCAAACGAATGAACTCGCAAAAGCTGGCGATAGCGACAAGACACAA